CCGATGGCCCCGGTAAGCCCGCTCGAGCCGTAGCCTCCGGTCAGGTAGTTGAACACCTGCTGCCTGGACAGGCCCGTGTCAATGGCCTGCGGCCCGCTCCAGCGGGCCCATGCCAGGACGTGCTGAATCCTCGCCCCGGCATCCTCGTCAATGAACCCGGTAGACCCGGACAGGAACCAGGACTGGATTCGCTCCGGGTCGATAACGCGGTCGTAGACCGCGGCGTTGGCCATGCAGCCGGTGAACAGGCCCGCCGAGCTGGTGGCGCTGACGGTCGAATCCCCGCCCCACTGGAGCATGGCGGGGGTTCCTGTAGGCATCGTGGCTGTGTAAGAGCCGAGGCTAACGCCGTCCAGGTAGAGGGTGACGACGCTGCCCGTGCTTACAGTGATGGCCCACAGGTGCCACTTCGTGTCGAACAGGCTGCTGCCTGACGGGGTGAAAGTGTGCGACCCGGACGTCTGCGAGACCGTGACAGTGGTCCCGTTGTAGTAGACAGCCAGGTATTCCTTGCCGCCCCCCGTGCCGTTCTGGTCGGTCAGCGTCATGACCATGGCGCCGGTCTGCGTGTTCTGGGCGGTGTTAAAGAACTGCGTCCAGACGGCATAGGTGGCCCCTGCCGCGGTAAGCGGCAGGGTGTCATTGTTGTCGATCAGGACCGTACCCTGATACATCCCGGCCGAAGTCGGCACCGGAGCCGTCGTGTTGCCCCATACCGTGTCCGTGGTGCTAGCCAGGCCGCTGGGCCAGGTGCCGCTCTGGGCGTTCCCGAACCCTGTTGCCGGAGTGCTCACGCCGGTCCCGGTGGACGGCGCCGCGGTAGCAGAGGCGGTGCTTGCCGTCGTCCCGGACGAGGCCGACAGGAGGCTTGCCGCGATCGGGAATTTCATCCCGAAGATAGTCACGGTCAAGGTGGCGGGCGGCGTCGTGCCGCCCGCGGTAGGCCCGGCGCCCGACTTGGCGACGGTCGGCGTCAGGTTAGCGGTCGACCGGCCAGACCAGTTGCTCGCGTAAGGTGCCCCCTGCTGGTCGTTAAGCGGCCACAGGTCCAGGGGCTCGTCATAGAGCATTTCCTGGATGAAGCAGGTGGGCAGGAGAATCTGAGGCAGCTTGGAGAAGTCGTCTGAGACCGCGGCCTTGACCATTCCCCGCTGGAAGTCGAAAGTCTGAGGGGAGGCAGTGATAAGCCCGCGGAGCAGCGGGTAAACCCGGCCCTGCCAGGTTGCCAGGATCTCTACCGGGGTTATCAGGGTGACGTTCGGGTAGTAGGGGCTCGCGGTGTTCTGCGGGCTCAGGGCCCCGTCGAAATTGTCGAAGATCGCGGTCATGTCCGCGGCCGAGATCTCGTCCAGCTCGAAAGAGCGGCCCCGCTGGCCCTGGACCCCCAGGAACCTCGAAGTGATGTCAGTCCATGCGGGCGGTGCCGTGGGTTCTTGCGGGATGTAGCCGAACGCGGCCCTGGCCGAGATGACAGGCCAGCCGCGGTTAGAGTTGACCGGCAGGCCGCCCGCGGACCTGACCGCGATCATCGCTCCCGACCAGGCGCCGGAGGCGCCGCTGAAAGTCATGGCAGGCGATGCCGCGCCGGAGGTTTCCGCCCACGCTAGCGACTGGGTAATCCCGGTAGTGCCGTTGCCGTTGAAGCTTCCCGTCAAGGCCGTCCAGGTTGCCCCGGTCCCGGCCTGGGTGATCGTCTGAGGGGGCGCCCCGGTGAGGGCGCCCACGGCCAGGATGAAGTCCGCGTTAGCGGTCGTGAGGCTTTCTGGCAGGGATGTTGCCGAACCCGCGGTGAAGACATTCGAGGCGTCTATCACGTAACCGGGCTGGAGCCCGGTTACCTCTGTTATCTGGACGTTAAGCCAGCGGACGAAAGCCGACGTGGACACGTAGACCGCGGCGGCGGCCCTGGCGTTGGGGACGACGAAAACCTGAGTGCAGGCTTGCGAGCTCGCGGCCAGCGGGCCTGGCTGGTAGAAGTTGTGGACGCTATCGGCCACGTAGGCGATGCCGGTGTCATCGCCCGGAATCCAGGAGACGGACACGAACAGCCAGCTATGGTCCCGGGTGGACACCGGGACCTGGAGCGTCCCGTAAGTGTAAGGACCGGCGGCCATAGCCCAGGTGGCCCGGATGGTGCCGCCCGGGGTGCTGTTGGCATTGACGACGATCTCGAAGGCGGTAGCGGCAGTGAAGCCGGCCGTGTCGGTGACCGTGACCGTGAACGAGTAGACGCCCGTCGTCGTCGGCGTCCCGGAGATCACCCCGGCTGAGCTAAGGCTGAGCCCGCCCGGCAGTGAGCCGGAGGTTACCGCCCAGGAGACGTAGGGCGGCGTGCCGGAGGTGGCGTTGAAGGTGAAGCTGTAAGCGGCGCCCACCGCCCCGCCCGGGGTGTAGGTGGTGGTGATGACCGGCAGCGGCGGGACGATCGCGGAGAAGATCCCCGCGACAAGGCCTTTAGGGGTGATGTTGATATTGCTGAAAGTCTGGCCGGAGCCGATCCACGGCAGCGTCACAGACCCGCTGCTCATGGTCATTGTCGTCGGGGAGCTGCCGGTGGCGTTAGCCGCCACCAGGGCCAGGATGAGGGAGCCGGGCGGGGGGCTGAACGAGGCCGTGCTGACGCTCGTCCCGCTGTTGTTGTTCGCTACCGCGGGGGTCGACGGGTCCTGGGTGATATTCCCGTTGGACGGGTCAACTTCCATCCAGGCGATAGCGGCTGTGCCGCTGGCGCTGAAATTGTTAGACCCGACGCTGATGATATCCCCGCTGTTGTTCACCGCGGAGGTGACGAAAGTGCTGCGAGCCTCAGAATGGCCAGAGTCGAATATCGCGTCAATGGCCGTGTTGCCCGTCCCCGGGCTATCGGCCCCGGCGACCCCGGTGTCGCAGACAACCGAGTAGACCAGGGAACTATCGGCCGCCGCCTGCGTGGTCCCGGTCGCGCCATTGCTGCCTGAGACGTTCGGCCAGTTGCCGTTGTCCGATGGCTGGCTAGCCACGACAGCGTTAGTGAGAACCAGGACTCTTAGCGTGATCCCGCTGGCAGCTCCGGCGCCGCCCTCGGTGGCCGTGACGGCGAAAGCCGTCACGGGAACACCATCATCAAAGGAGCTCCGCTGCCTGTGGCGCCGCCCAGCTTGAAAGTGGCGATGCATGCGGTGTAGGGGAAAGTCCCGCTGAACGAGCCGCTGTAAGTAAGGGCGGTTGTGGCTGACACCTGCTGGTACCCGGAAAGCTGGCCGTCGTTAGTTGTCACGAGCTGGGACTCGTTAGTCCAGGGGCTCGACGGGCCGGTTATCGTGATGCTGGCACCCGCGCAGCAGACGACGGCGAAAGCCACTTCTGCCGCCTGGCTAAGGGTGGCAGTAGCCCCGGACGACCATGAACTGCTGGTCCCTGTCCCGGTGTGCGTCTTGTCAACCGGGGTGGACGGGCTGATCCCGTTCCATTCGTAAACGTCAACCTGGGCTGCGGTGACGGTGCTGCTGAATGTGACGGTGACAACGGTATGGCCGCCCGAATTGCTGCTGTCATACCAGATCTCGCACTCGTCTGTGGTCCCGGCCGATACTGCCTTAGCGAACGTGTCGGATGACCCGGTGAGGGCGACGCTGCTGACGGTCCGGCTCGACTCGTTGGAGACGCAGACGACGATGGTGTTACCGGAAGTCGTGTTGGAGCCGAACGTGGCCGAAATAGAACTGCCGGAAGTGACAGTATTAGAGGCGTGCTGGACCAGGCCCACGGGTCAGTTCCCCAGCGCCGTGCCCAGGTAAACCCATTTACCCAGGGCGGCGTTGTAGACGAACCCGAGAACGTCGACCTTCCCGGCCGCGGTGGAAAGAGTCGGCGCCCCGGCGGCGCCGAAATCATAGTTGCCCCCGTAAGCCAGGGTGAAAGAACCGCCGGTTCCCTGGGTGATCTGGAAGTCAATCCGCTGCCCGTCAACAGAGTTGGACGGGTTGCCCAGGGTGGTGGTCGACGCGGTGAGGGTAAGCCGGAAGTCGTTACCGAGGGCGGCGTTAACCAGGGTTGTCCCGGCGCCGACGAAGGTAAGGGCTACCACGGCAGGAGCGATGAACTGGGTTAGCGTGCCGCCGCTTATGCTCACCCATGTGCCCGGGGTGCCGCCCGCGGTGCAGAGAATCCATCCGCCGGTCAGGACGAGGATCACGTCACCCGCGGCGAAAGTCCCCGACCCGGGGGCGGCGCCGGAGGCGATGGCCCCTGCAAGCCTGAATGTCGAAGTCGCCCCGGTAAGGCCTCCGCTTACTGCCGGGAACACCGTGTTGACCAGGGTCAGGTCATCGGCAATGTGGTTATGGTCGGTGACGTGGCCCGTGTCGTTGGCGACATGAGTATCAGAAGGGACAGTCCAGGTCGGCATTAGTTACCTCGTGACGATGATCGGGTCATCGGGTTCTGCGCTGCATTCCGTTGTGGCCGGTCCTCCGCTGTGACTGCACGGCCCGGCTTGCTACCGCCTGCGCTATCTGCCTGCCGTCAAGGCTTACGTGGACGTGAATGTCCCCGCCCGTGTAAGCCCCCTGGGCGAAGCCCTGGGAAACCTGGTTGGGCAGGACTTGCTCCCCGCCGCGGAACTTGACGAGCTCGGGCCCGGCCTCGCCCACCCAGGCCCATCCGGCGGGTGCTGACGGGGTTCCGGCGGCATGGCCGCCGTTGACTATCCGGGTACCCCCGCCACTGCCAACCGCGGTGCCGGTGGCAACCGTGTTGACAGTGATGGTGACCGTCTTGTCATGCAGCCCGGCGATCTGATTGGCTACGAGCCCGACAAGCTGCGCCGCCTGCTTAGCCGTGTAGCCCAGCTTCTCCAGGTCCGCGATAAGCGCCGCCCGGTCACCCGCCGTCTTGGTAGCGGACGTGCCGGCGTTCATGATGTCCTGCTCATAGGTCTGCATGGCGGACCCGGCGCCGGAGGCGGCGATCTTAGCCTGGCTTAGCGCGGTAAGCAGGGCGGTCTGCATGACCGTGCCGAGGTTCTGGGCCACCTGGGCCATGTCGCCCATCTTCCTGGTGGCATCCTGGACGGCGCTGGTCGTGTCCTTCATGCTGGCGTGGTCGTTCTTAAGCGCCGTCGTGAGCTGGTTCCACGTCTGGATGGACGGATTCACCTGCTGGACCAGGCCCAGGACTTCGGCCTGGGCCGTCTGGGACTGGCTGGCCAGCGGTACGAGGGCGCTGACCATGCCCATGACAGCCTGGCTGAACTGCTGCCCGCTGAGGGCGCCTTCGGCGCCCGCGGTTCTCAGCCAGTCGATGAGCTGGGGAGCGGTCGAACCGACAACCTGATCGAAGTTCTGCCAGGCCGTCGCCCCGGAACCAGAAAAGCTCTTAAGGGAGCTGGCGAAGTCCTGGATGCTGAGGCTTACGCTCTTAGTCTTGCCGAGGATGCTGGTGACATTGTTGGTGCCGGTAGTCAGGTTGGCGAGAGACTGATTGACGCTCGCCAGGGCGCTCGTGCCCCCGGTCAGGCCTTGCATGAACTGGTCCCAGGCCTGGTTAAGCTTGGACACCTGCGTGTTGGCCAGCCCGGACTGGATGGCAAGGGCGGTCATGTCGGACCCGACCGCGGTAAGCGGCTGGCCCATCGACTCATAGCCCTGGACGAGGGACGCGATCTGCATTCGCGCTATCTGCGCAGCCTGACCGGAGCCCAGGATTCCGTTAGCCAGCTTGACGTTAGCCAGGTCGGCCAGGGCCAGGGCGCCTACCAGGTTCGTGTGATAGGTATTGGCCAGGTAGACGACACCCTGGGCGACGTTGTTAAGATCCTGCTGCTGCTGCTTAAGCCCGGTGCCATAGTCCGCCGCGGCCTGCTTGGACTGGTCCAGGAGGTAGGCCTGGGTCCGGACGCTGGAGTTGAAGCGATCCGACGCGGCTGCCGATGGGTTGAGTGTCGCGCTGAGCGTGCCGAGACTGGCGGCGTTCTGGGTGACCTGCTGGCTAGCCTGGGCTAGCTGTACCTGTAGCTGGCCGATGTTCTGGACGATCTGCTGGTACGCCTGGACGTTGGACGCCTTCAGCGTTGCCTGCTGGAGGGAGTCGGTGAACTGCTGGGCCGCAGACCGGGCGGTAACCAGCTTGTCGATGAGGACGCCGAGCCCGATAGCGGCTACGGCAATCAGCGCGGCCTGGAACGGGCTAAGAGCCTCGATGGCCCCGGCAACGCCTTCCGCCATCCCGGTAAGGCCTTTAGCTATCCCCCCTGCCCCGATCGTGGCCGCGAAGCGGGCCACGTAAGCAATGAGGGTCGGGAAGATAGAGAGAAGACCCTGGACGACGCTGCCCATCCGGGCGAAACTGAACGGGCCGCCGACAAGGCTGGCCTGGGCTACGCCGAGCCTGGTAAGGGTTGTGGCCAGCAGGCCGCCCCAGCGGTTGAATTCCTCGAAACCCATGAACACGGTGATGAGGGATGCGCCGGCAACCTGGAATCTCCCGACGAACTGGAGGACATTGCTCAGCGCCCCGGCTATCCCGGCGAAAGAACCCAGGAGGATTTCGGCGAGACCCGGCATCTGGGCGGCGAAAGTCAGCAGGGCATGACCCACGTTGCCGAAAAGCTGGCCTATTTGCGTAAGGTCGGTGACCATGTGGGAGAGCAGGGCGTCGACCGTGCTTCCCATGGAGCCGCCCGGAGCGAAGTCGGCTGCTACCCGTGCGGCGAACGTCTGGAAGACGTGAGTCACCTGGAGGCCGGTCTGGGCCAGGTTGCCGAAATGCTCATTGACGGTGATGACGGCGCTGCCCAGCGCCGAGTAGACGGCCGGGTTGGCCGCGTCCTGGGCGGCCTGGAGTCCGTGGCCTAGCCCGACCAGCTCCCCGGCCGTGGTGTGGAACATGTTGGCCGTGGCCTCGGAGGCCGTGTAGACGGCCTCCATGTGCTGGCTGACATTCATGACGCCCTGCATGGCGACCGCTGCCGCGGCACCCAGGGCTACCAGGGCGGGAACGGTAACGGCCAGGATCTCGGCGCCACCTGCGATGATCCAGTGCAAGGCGTTAGGGGTCAGCCAGCCGAACAGGCGGAATCCTGCCGCCCCGCCAGCGGCGCCAGCAGCGGCCCCAGCCGCCTCCCCGCCGGCCCCGCCCGCTGCCGCGGTCGCGGCCTTGATCTCGGCGATAGCCCGCAAGAGCGAGCTCATGTCAACCTCGGAGCCGATCCTGATATTGGCCCCGTTGAACGAGTCAACTATCGTGCTCGCGTTAGCGAGCACGCCGGAAAGCTGCCCCTTGTTAAGCTCGGAACCGATCTTGATAGTGGCATCCCCGTTAAGGGACTTCATGAGGGCCTTAGCTTTAGCTATGGCACTCTCGAAGTCGCCCATGTCCATGGTGAGACGGGAGACAACAGGCGGAAGGTATTCGCCGGCCATCAGGTAGCCGCCTGCTGGGCGATAAGCCAGTGGTCGTAGTAGATGCGGGAGATTGCCCCGGAATTCACGGCGTCATCGGTGGCAGGCGCGAGATAAGGCCGTTCGGCCTTCCTGACCTCATGCATCCGGTACCACTGGCCGTCTTCGATCCAGCCCATTCCTTTAGCCGTGTGAGCCGTATGCGTTCCGCCGAGCTCGAGGAACCGACCGTAAGGGCCGTTCTTAGAACGGGCCGTGGCGGTCGGCCCGACAATGGCGTCATCGCCGTCATGTTCGGCCTGGACGGATGCGGCGAGGCTTCCGGAGATCATGGCCGGAGGGGAGCCGGGAGGGGAGGGGGTCTTAGTGTGCGGGCCGTGGACGACACGGGTCAGCAGGCGGCGGGTGCGGTCCTGGATATCCTGGGCAGCCTCCAGGTTGGCCATTACCCCTTCGCGGTGCGCCGCGGCAATCCATTTGTCGAGTGCCGCATTCCACCTGCCGTCATCTACCGTGAACCTGATGTCTACCGTGAACCCCCGGGCTGGCCGCTCTTAGCTTTCCTGTCGGCCGCTTCCGCGGCCTTTTTCTGCTTGTAAGCCCGTTCCGCGTCTATCGCGTGGAGAATGGGCATGAGCCAGTCGTCCTGCTCGAGCGTGAGCTGGTCGACCTGCTGAGGTGTCCAGTGCAGCCTTTCGGCGTATGTCGCGTAGCGGACCATTTCCCAGGGGATGAGGGCCGCGTCGAATGGAAGGCCCGTGAGGTAGCGCTTTAGCTCACGGAGCCCGGCGTAGGGACCTCGTTCTCCGGCACGGGGGCGTTAAGGCCCTTGATCGCGTTGATGTGCGGCTGGATTGCCTCGCGCAGCTTCTCGTCCTGCTGGAGGGTCAGCCGGTTCAGGCTGGCCGGGTCCGCGGACGGAGGGGCGAAGGGGAAAGACCAGTCGGTGCAGATGAGATGCAGCAAGGCTGCGGCCATCTGGTCATCGACACTGGCCCTGATGACGAGCCGGCCTGTGGCCGGGTCGTATTCGGAGGTAAGAAACTCGTTGACCGCGGTCCGGTGGAGCTTGGTCAGTTCCCCGACCGGCGTCAGCTCGGCCCAGTTCTTGTCGTCAATAGGTACGCGCACGATGATCCCTTTCGTCAGCGCATTGCGAGGATGTGAGGATGATCAGTAGGTGGGGACGGCGTTCTGGATGGTCACCGACAGGGGGGACTGGCCGCCGGAACCGCCGGCGTCAGTCGTGTTGGACAGGCCGAGAATCGAGGACTCGTATTCGATAACCGTGTTGTTGTTGAACTTGACGGTCTCGATCGCGGCGAGCTGGAAGTTGATCGTGACAGCCAGCAGGTTGGCGCCGGACAGGCCGTTGGTGGCCGCGAACTGCACCTGCTGCTGGGTGCCATTGATGTAGTTGCTCATCGGGGTTGAATTCTGGGCAACCTCGGTGAACTTGGCTGTCGCCTTGAGGCTGTTACGCCCGAAGGTGTAGGCCTGCTGCTGGCCGTTAGCCGTCCAGTAGCCCTTGACCTCCCGGGCGATGTCGACACTGGCCAGGGCCACATCGTTAACCAGCGTCCCGCCGGAGGCGGGACCGCCGATGCCGACCGCGAACTTCCAGTTCGGGTACACCGGGACAAGCGAGAACGAGTTGGTGACCGGAGAACCTGCTGCCTGCTGGAGGTAGGCCATCCCCTTGGTCTCATGGGTGAACAGCTTCTCGGCGTCCATGTTGAACGCGCACTGGCTGGCGCACCAGAAACCGTACTGGGCGGCCTTGTTGGCCCCGGTGAGACCGTTGTAGTGGGTCAGGGTGTGGGTTTGCGGCTGCCCGTTGTTGCCCGCGTTGAGCAGGGCGAACTTGTGCGTGAACGGCGCGGACACGACCGCGGCAGCAGGCGTGCCGGTGTGGGCGAACCGGAGCGGGTTGTTAGCCCACGTGGCAACCGATCCGGCCAGGCCGGTTAGCTGGACAACCTCGGAAGTGGCGCCGGAGCCGATCTGGACGATGGAAGATGACGTGTAGCCGGTGGGGCTGGTCAGGGTGCCGCTTGTCGCTCCCGCAGCGAGGGCGCCCGTGAACGTGGTCGCGCTGGTCGGAGTGCTGCCGGTGGCCGAGTAGTCGCCGAACAGGTTGAGCAGGACATGCCCGATCGTGTCCAGGTAGACCGGGCCGCCGAACGAGACTTCCGACGACTCCGTTCCCGGGGTGGCCGAGAAGTTGGTGGCCATGATGCCGCGGATGGAGTTGTCGTACAGAAGCTTGAGCTGGTCGTCCGGCTCGATCTTCTCTACCGGCAGGGTTGCCGTAGGCGCGGCGATAGTCCCCGGGGTCAGGCGCTCCGGACCCAGCCCCAGCCATTCAAGGGCAACCGGGTTAACGGTGCCTACGATAGTTGTCATCTAAGCGTGTCCTTAGCGGCTGTAGGGCTGTGCGGGCGGGGCGAAGCCCGGGAAGGAAAACGGGGTGGGCTGGCCCACCGGGACCGTGGGGGACGGCGCCGCAGGCGCCGGAGCCGGAGGCTCGGGAGCTACGGCCAGGGCGGCCTCAGGGGAAGGCGCAGACGGCTCGGGAACTGGCTCGGGGGCAACAGGCGCCGGGGGCGCCTCAGGGGCTTCCTCGATTGCCTTAGGGGCTTCCTGGGCCGGTTCCTCCACGGGAACCCAGAGGCCGTCGCTCGGGGGCAGTCCCTCGAAGTCAAAGACGGTGCCGGTTACAGCCATCAGGCTCTTGCCCTCGAGGTCCCGGATCTCCGGGTAGAAGCGGGCATCGTGCCCGGTGAACCTGTAATTCAACGTCACTCCTAGACTTAGAAGATGAAATGCCGGCCGCGGCTAAGCCCTCGCAAGCTTGGCGAGGGATGCGGATGGCGAATCCGCTGTGTTAATTTGCCCGCCGGCTCTCAGGCCGCCTTACCTGAGCGAATATGTTGCGGGAGCCGGATTTGAACCGGCGACCTTCGGCTTATGAGGCCGCTGAGCTGCCGAACTGCTCTATCCCGCAGCGCTAGATGACGATCTGGACTTCCGCGTTGAAACCCACCTGGAAGTGGGTTACCGTGATCTCGTTCCACTTCGAGGAAGGGTCGATAACCGAGTCGATCCCGGCACTGTCAATCCCGGCCTGGTAGCAGATCCCGCCCAGAGTCGGGTCACTGTAGATCAGCTCATGTATCGCTTGGTCGAGATTGTCAACGTCCTGTTCGGCATCTTCGGCGTAAGGCATGTGTGCCATGTGGAACACATGGCATTTCACCGGGTAGACGAGATGCCGCTGGCCGCCGTGGATTCCGGCCGGGAGACCGGGTGTGGTCAGCAGGTGATCCCGGGTCCTGGGCATTTCCAGGATCATCATGGCGCCCATCCCGCGGCCCGGGGTCAGGCCCATCACGTAATCCGTATCCGGTTCACGCTTAGGCTGGTAGGCCCTTACCGTGCTAAGGCCGCTGCTAAGCAGCGGACCTCCGCGGTAGCAGCGGAACGTGTCGTCATAGTTTGTCCCGCCGAAAAACTGCGCTATCCCCGTCCGGACTATCGTCCGGCTGGTAACCGTCACCTAATGCACCAGGGGCCGGTAGCGGAGCAGGACTTCCCGGGCATTGTCGATGATGCCGCCCGCCTTGCCGCCAGAATGCGATTCCCGGAGGGTCGGCCCGAACGGGCTGCTCGAGTACGGTTCCTCGTCTGAGACGTCATCGCGGCACAGGTAGCCGATGGCCAGCTCGTAGATGGCCTGGTGGACTTCCGGCGGGAACTCGCTGAGGCTCGCCCCGGCGCCATGGTTGTTCTGGAGGGGACTGGCGAGCTGCACCGGGTTAGTCCCGGCCGTCCACCCGGTGGCCACCTGGACGGCTTCCTCAAGGCCCGGGTCCCAGATTCTCGCTACCGAACCCGGGATGGTTCCCAGCAGGCCGCCGGTTACCGGCGGCTGTAGCCCGGTCGGGTCGGCAACAGTTACCTGGCTGGCCGCGGCGTTAGCCGCGGCGGTCATCGTGGTAGTGCAGAACCCGGCCACATAGGAATACTGGACATAAACCGAGTCGGCACCCGGGCGGGTGCCTCCGAACTGGAGCGAGCCCAGGTAAGCCCCCCCGTTAGGGACCTGGGAGACGATGATCGTCTTCTGGTCTTCGATCCAGAGCTGCGCCTGGAGGTTGCTTATCAGGCTTAGGTTCTGGAAGCTCGAGCCGTAGGCAATCGCGTTGACCTGCCGGACAGGGTTGTGGGGCGGGACGATGTAGATGTTCCCCCATTTGTCGACCGGGCAGCGGTCCTGCCAGATCACCGTGTGCGCGTGAAGAGGCTGCTCCGCGATCCGGGAGGCCCACCCGGACGCCCTCAGCAGGACGTTGTAAAGCTCGTCCGTCTGCTGGTCCTTAGTGCCGCCCGGGATGAGATCCTGGTTGTCAAGCCATGTCGGCGCGGCCAGGAACTCGGGGACGCTGACGTACGGGCTGGTGAGCAGCCCGTCAGCCAGGGGAGTGGTCAACGCTTAACCCATGTCCCGTGAGGGCATCCCATGTTGCGGATTCCGTCCGGGAATCCGTCCGGGAAGCATTCCGGGCAGTAGGCGTTCATCGGCCGGAATCGCCGGTCACAGGTGGTTTCCTTGAGCATGGCAACCACGTCCCGGATGCCTAGCCTTTCCACCGCGGGCTTAGCCGGACGCCCCGGAGGGCGTCCGGTGGGAACGTAGGGCTTAGGCATTTTCCCTCGAGCATTCCCCGCCGCAACGGGAGCAGGTCTTAAGGAACGAGCCGAACCCGCAGTTAAGGCAGCGGAATCCGATCGCTCCCCGGGTGACTCCAGAAAGGGATGGAAGCTGGCCGCCTTCGTTCTTGATCGTGTACCTGGCTGCGGCCTCCGGCATATCGAAGAGGCCGGAACGCCCACGGCGGTAAATCCGGCCCCCGACTTCAATCTCACGGCAGTTACTAGCCTGCGGAACAACCTTCACTGATCCCCTAGCGAAGTAGGCCGAATGGAAGATGCAGGGACAGCCACAGGAAAAGCAGCCATACCACCAGGGCAACGCCCCAGTGGGTTGCTGTCCACATGGGGAAATCGAACGGCTGGGCCTTGTCAAGGTTTTCCAGCGCCCACGTTTCCGCGCTCAGCGTGTTAGCCGAGTTGACAGCCAGCCAGTACAGCTCGGGGGCCAGGAAAGCCAGAATCCACCCGAGCCAGTAAAGGCTGAACCAGGTGAGATGCGGCTTCACTAGCTCACGAGCACCTGTGCGACAACCGCCTCATAGCCGGGCAGGTCGGCGCCGAAAGGCGCCACCAGGACGCTGAACGACCCTGCCTGGGCGGCGGTCGACTGGAGGGTTACGCCTTGCGGCGTGTTCCAGTTGCCCGTAGTGAATGTCAGGGACGCGCCCGCGGAGACGGTCAGCTTGCCGCTGCCGTCAATCACCGTAGTTTTCACGGTGACGCTCTGGCTCGGCTGGCAGGGCAGCTTGACGGCCAGGCCTCCGGTACTGCCGTTCTTGACGGTCAAGACCCCTACAGGCGTGACCACCAGCGGGATCGGCGTGCCGTCCTCGTTGGCAATCATGGTCGCGTTCGGGGTGGTCGTAAGGTTCTTAAGTGTCACCGGGCCTCCTAAGCCCTTAAGAGGTGGCGGGGGGCCGGAGCCCCCCGCCTTAAGGGGTTGCTTACTGGAGGCCGTACAGGATGCCCGACCACGCCGGGGCGTAGTGGAGCAGCGTGCCGAACCAGTACGTCGAGGCGTCGTAGGTGAACTGGATCTCCGGCCAGTCCACCGACATGTAGCCCTGCACCTCGACCATGGTGTTGGTGTCACCGATGCCGCTGTCCGGGACGGGCAGCGTGCGGGACCGGCAGAACGACACGCCGGAAGGCATGTACGGGTGAACCCGCAGATTGACAATCCGGTCGGTCGGGCTGGACTCGTTGGCCATGCCGGAGACGAAGCCGCCCACGGTGACGGAGTTGTCAAACTCCGACTGGCCCATGGTGATCCGGTAGGCGCTCGCCCCGGTCGTGTCCGACCGCACCCAGTCGGCGAACTGGCGGCGCTGGACAGCGCTGAGCCAGACTTCCTCCGGGTCGGCATAGACGCTCGCGTAGAGGCTCGCGAACATGTCCTGCCACGGCTTGTCGCCAAGCTGCCCCGCGGCGGCCAGGGACGGGTTGTAGACGCTGGACTGCTGGCCCGCGGCCGAGTACAGCGCCGGGATGTACCCGACATAGCCGCTCGCCCCGGACGGACCGGAACCACCCGAGATAAGGGTGGTGATGATGCCGTCGTAGGCGTTGGCGTTGAACGAGCCGTCTGCGGCCGGGACAACCCGGCCGCCGGTCACGTAGCTGTTCACGACCAGCTTGCCGGCGTTAGCGCCGCCCGCCTGGGGAACAAAGAACCCCTGGAAGGTCTCAGTGTTCGTGGTCGTGCTGGCGTAGACGCCGTAAGCCAGGGCGCCGGGGACGGCGGTGACCGGGATGACGAGGGCCTGGTTCGCGGTCAGGGTCGAGCTGGTCTGCTCCGCGAACGGCAGCGACTCGCCCATGCCCGTGTACGAGGTGACCTTGATGAACACCGTGGTACCGAAGCCGGAGCCGATCGCGGTGCCGCCCGAAGTCGGCGTGCTCGTGGTCGGGGCAGCGACAGCACCCGCATACGGGGCCGCGCCGCGGCCCCACAGGATCGCCTTCTCTTCGCCCAGCAGGTGAGCCCACAGGAGAGCCATCTGGCTGAGACCGCGGCTGTTCTCGAAGCCGAGGTTGGCGAACTGGGCCTTCCAGCCCACCGAGTCGCTGAGCGACATTTCCATGTACGGGACGGTGTGAACGTCCATCGCGTACTGGATCTTCTGGCCGCGGATGAGCTGGAGCGCGCCGAAGTTAGGCAGGCCGGTGGTCGAGCCGCCGTTAAGCGCCGTCTCCGAGTTGAAGAACGGCGTCTGGTCGACAACCCCGCCGAGACCGGCGTTGGTGTAGCCCAGAATCCGGCGGTACTCACGGGCGGTACCGATTCCCTTGGTCCGCGGGATCTCGTTGCGCAGCGGCGTGAACCGGGGAACCAGGCGCTTAGCCGGGTCTTCCAGGTCGTACGGGTGCAGGTTGCCGGGGACGGTCGTGCTGATGTCCTTGGACATCTCGTCCTTGAGGGCCTGCATGGCCTCCAGGTCGGCCTGGACCTCAGCCTGCATCGCCGGGTCGAGACCCTTGGTGATGGTGCCCATCCGCTGGGCGAAACGGTCCCAGTCGGTCGAGCTGAGGCGCTTAGCGCCCGGGCCCGCGTTCTTGATGATGCCGACCGGGCCGGTGTCACCATCCGCCCGGCGGCTGGCCGGGATGAACGCGTCAACACGCCGGTCATGGCGGTCGATCGCGTCGTTCAGGGACTTCTTAAGCCCCTCAAGCCGGTCCCCGCGCTCAGTGGCGCTCTGGGCATCGGCGAAAATCTCGTCTAGAGCTGGCATTGCTCCCTCTCAAGTATTGCTAAGACGTGAGGATGATCGCGTCAGCCGTTAGCGGCCCGGCGAGCTTCCTTAGCCTTTTCCTCGTGATAGCGGAC